CAGGTAGTGACTTCAATGTGGTATCAAGTGGCACTGATCACCAATTCAATCTACCAACAGCATCGGCTACAACTAGGGGTGCATTGAGTACTACTGATTGGAGTACATTCAATAGTAAGCAAGCAGCATTGGTATCCGGTACAAACATCAAGACTGTTAATGGTAACTCATTGGTGGGTAGTGGGAATGTGAACATAGGTCCTAAGTTATTAGGATGGAGTGGTGGATTAGGAACCACAACAACAAATACCACTATTACTATATGTCACTCACTATTGATACCTGCCAATACATTAAGTCTTAACAATATACTGCAGGTACAATTTAGAATGTTCCGACAAAGTGGTAACCTAGGGCAAATGTATGGTAGGATATACTTCAATACTACCAACAGCTTAACAGGTGCTACTTTATTCAATACTACATTTACCATGAATGGGGGAGGTTCGCAGTATGTTGGATTAGTTGAACGTAATTTTGGATACAATGGTACTGTATTAAGCAGTTATTCAAATACTGCATTTTCGGATTATACTACAGGGGTAGCTCTTAACGTATCATTCAACTATGCTGTAAATAATTACATCCTATTTACTATGCAATGCCAGAATGCAGGTGATGTAGCTAACATTAATTTATACAAAGTCTTTGCGTATGTTTAGTATTAACGGAATAGAGTACACAATCACAGGACCTATTGAGGTGATTAGTGATACACAGCTGCATGTAGAAACTGATAAGGGTATCATTCTAGTGGATGATACAATGGAAATATATAAAGAATTAATCAATGGCTAGATACGCAAACACAGGGGAGTTCAATGTCCTATATCCTACACGTAGGAGAATGGCTACAATCCTAAAGAGAATTATTAGAAATGATGTTGTAGATGGTGAGGGTACACTCGTAGAAAGTATCCGTATCAATGCCAAGATAACAGGCTTCCAAAAGTTGGAGATACAAATAGTAGCAATGTACTACTTTATATTCCTAAACAATGGTGCGTTTCTTTGGAATGGTGGAGTGATCACTCCTCGTGACTTCGTGGCACAATTTACTGAGGAGCTAAACGCTGCAGGTATCACTGCAGAAATATATAGACAGTACACTGAATGGTTAACTAAAAAGTACCCATTAGTACAGGCTGTTGAGGTACTTGAGAAACAGCAGAAAATTGTATACACATTTGAAGCAGTTGACCCTCCTGCAGGATTTACTCCAGGGTTCCCATTAGATGTCTAGTTCTTTTTTCATTGAAAGGATATTGAAAACATAGACGAGTGGTAGGACACCTATCTTATCACTCTTAGTTATGTCGCCATTAGTCAAGCCGTAGATGGTTTGCTCCCATGAGTACTTTGCTTGTTTTTCCTCCTGTTCAATCTCTTTGATTTCTTCGGGGTCCATGTTAGCTTTCTCTTCATCAGTGAGTGGTGTATCCGCTTCACCTGTGAATAAGTTTTCATAGGTCTTAAGAAAGTTTTCTCTAAACTTCAGGAACTCATGAACAATACCATACACATCAGTGATTGGTAGGTCAAGAAATTTCTCAGCTCTGATGTTGCAGTCAAAGTCATAAGGCTCTATGATTTCATCACCCCATTCATTTAGTTTAGTTTGCCGGTACAGGATAGCACATACCTTGTGTAAATTTGTGATGTAGTTATCAGTGAAAAAATAGTCAAGGTCAATGTATTCATACAGGGTTAGCTTGCTGAATGGTTTGAACTTCATACCTAACACTTCATGCTTGTATCTCTTGGATGGCTCAGAGGCACACCAACTATTTTCTCTAATCAATTCAGTGAGCTCATCCACATCAAAGTCCTCAATGACTTCAATGGGTTCATTGGATAAAATAGAGAGAGCCTCACTATTGTAGTAGTAGGCTCCCTGGTCTTTTGCTATCTGATTAAATTCAATGAACTGCTCAAGAGTTACTTGGCTCCACTGCTTGGGTAGGTTGATCATGTTTAACTTGTTGGCTAATTTTCTCAGCAATAAAAATAAGATAAGGCACAGCTACATTTGCAGTTAACTTTCTAATCAGTTTAGCTTTGTGTTTGATGTGAGCCTCAGCATAGTGTTCTGCAGGTGTAAGGTCATCACGTTTGAACATGATAGCTAACATCTCAGAGATATATCCTTTCTCTTTATGTAGTGCCACTTTCTCAATCATCTTGGTATCACGTACAGTCAACTTCATTTGTGCTTTGTAGGTGAAGCCCTCAAGCTCTAGCTCTTCAACTGTTGGGTGTTCTTTCTGCTCAAGCTTATTGAAGTCCTTAACTACATTAATAAAATCAGCAACATCATAATCCCAGAACTCAGACTCAGGTATCCCAAGATAAGCGAACACTTTAAGGTGTTTATCAATGGGGTCCAGGTTAGGGTCATTGTTGATTTCGGTAATAGTTTCAAATTGCTCAATGGTTATCTCATCAAGTTGGTTGGGAATTTCCCTGTTTAAGATAGTTATCATAGTTAAATTTTTGAACAAATATACGTTTTTTTTAATATAGGTAGATGGCTAAAAAAGATATCCCTACTTACAAAATAACTATTGACCCTGAATACGCTGAAAACGGACAGGACTTAGGCATTGAACAGATAGCTTTTACTGCTACTCCTGCAATCAAAGTTAAGGGGATGGCATTCAGTGCTCAAGCTAAGCCTTTATTCTTTTCGGATGAACTCAAGTACCGTATCACTGCACCTGCTTTGATACCTATGGAGATATATCGCTTTGATGAGGATACAGATGAGGAGTACAATGTCAAGTTTACTAAAGAGGAGATAGAGAAAATTCATGGCAAGTTCATGCAGCAGATGGTCAACCGAGACCTATTTAACCTGGAGCATGACCAATCTAAGACCGTTCCTGCCTATGTACTTGAGGCATGGATAGTAGATAACCCAAAAGAGGACAAAGCTTACTCATCATTTGGTATTGAAGTACCTGAGGGTACACTAATGGTAACAGCTCAGGTAACTGACAAGGAGTACTATGCTGAGCTTGTTAGTCAAGAGCAGATAGGTTTCAGTATTGAGGGGTACTTAGGCATGAAATTAAAAGAGCAAAAACAATCCCAAAATAATACACAAATGAATGAGTTAATGTTGCCAGATGGCGAGCACATCATCAACGAAAAAATCTACATCGTAAAGGATGGTAAAGTAGTTGAAGTAAAAGATGTTGAAAAAGTAGAGGCTTCTGAGGAAGTAGCTCTAGAGGAAACTGTTATCGAAGAGGAAGTAACAGCGGAAGTTCCTGCAGAGGAGCAAACAATGGCAATAGACCCTGTAGCTGATGCAGAGGCTATCCTTGCTATAGTTAAGCCTGCAATGGATGAGCAAATGAATGCTCTACTTGCTATGATTGCTGATCTTAAGAACCAACTTGAGGAGGCTCTATCTGTAGAAGTAGAGGAAGAGGTGATGAGTGAGGGTGTGGCTTTAAGTGCACATCAAAGATTTTCTAGTGTAAACAAATTCATAAACAACAAATAAAATGCGTAAACTTAAATTCGATCTACAAATAGATCCTACAGCTTTATTAGCTGCTAACCCTGAGGCATTCTATTCTCAAGCTTACTTGTCTGAGGATACTGCTGATAACTACCGTTCTTTGCCAGGAGTAAAGTACAAAACTAAATTAGCGACTGTTACTTTTGGTAACATCTTACAACCATCTACTTGTAGCTTTACTGCTCCTAATGATGATTTGAACGCTAAAGAAATTGATGTATGTGCTCTTTCTGCAATGGCTCAAATTTGTCAGTTTGACCTTGAGCAATCATTCTTATCTCTTCAAATGTCAAAAGGATCTAACGGAGATTTCTCTGTTGCATCTTTCATGTCATTCTATTGGGGTGAGATGGCTAACAAAATTAACGGAGATATCGAATTAATCAGATGGCAAGGTGACACAGCTTCATTAAACCCTACACTTGCTTTGTGTGATGGTTATGAGAAAAAATTAACTGCAGGTTTAACTGACCCTAACGATACAGTTATCAATGGTGGTACAGGTTCAATTGCTAACTTCACTACTTTAGAGACTAAATTAGCTGCTGCATTTGCTTTACTTCCTGCAT